TAACCACAGCGGGCGCGTCAGGAGATGCTGACACCATTGCTGCTGCTATCAATGCCAAAGGATTCGTGAACGTGGAAGCCAGTGTGGACACTTTGAATAGATTGGTGATCTCACACAACGACGGTGGAGAAATTAAATTCACAGACACAACTGGTCTATTGACATTGATCGGATTCTCAGATGCGACCACAAACATGTATTATGAAGAAGAAACAGACGGTTCAACCAGTCCAGTGGTATTGAGAGCTACCAATTGGAAAACATTGTCCTACACAGCTGACAGCAATGCTCCAACCAGTTTGACTGCTGACGGCACATTGTGGTATAATTCAATTGTGGATGAAGTGGACATTATGATCCATAACGGCACTATTTTTAAAGGTTATAGAAATGAACTGCCAAGCACAGATCCAATGGGTCCTATAGTGAGCGCCACAGAACCAACCAAACAATCTGATGGCTCAACAAACCTAGTGACTGGTGATCTATGGATTGATACTAGTGATATAGAAAATTATCCTCAAATTTACAAATACAATTCCGTGAGCGCTGCTTGGGTATTGGTCGACAACTCAGATCAAACCACAGAAGATGGCATTATTTTTGCTGCTGCACGTTACAACACCACAGGAGCCAACAGCGACACGCCAGGCACCATAGAAGCGTTATTGACTGAAGACTTTGTAGACTTTGATGCTCCAGATCCAGCATTGTATCCAAAAGGCATGTTGTTGTTCAACACACGCAGAAGTGGATTCAATGTGAAAAAATTTGTGAGAAATTACATTGACCTTAATGCAGATAACATTAGATTCAGCAATGATCCTATGACCAATTACTATCCACATCGTTGGGTGGTTGAATCAGCCAACCAAGAAAATGGTGCAGGTTCATTTGGTAGAAAAGCACAGAGAAAAGTTGTGATCCAGGCATTACAAGCAATGATCAACAACAATGATGCTATCAGAGACGATGCTTCTAGAATATTCAATCTTATGGCTTGTCCTGGTTATTCAGAATTGATCGGCGAAATGATTTCATTAAACTATGACAGAGGATTGAGTGCTTTTGTTATAGGAGACGCTCCATTTAGACTGACTCCAGATGCTACTTCATTGAACGAGTGGGCAACCAACGTGAATCTAGCAGTGCAGGACAATGACCAAGGTTTGGTTTCATTTGATGAATACATGGGTGTGTTTTATCCATCAGGATTCAGCAGCGATAACTTCGGCAACGACATTGTCGTTCCGGCCAGTCACATGATGTTAAGAACAATTGCATTGAGCGATCAAGTTTCTTTTCCATGGTTTGCTCCAGCAGGCACAAGACGTGGTGGCATAACAAACGCATCAAGCGTGGGTTACATCACATCAGAAGGTGAATTTGAAAGCATAGCATTGAATGAAGGTCAAAGAGACACATTGTATACTTCTAATGTGAATCCAATCACTTTCATCACAGGTGCTGGTTTAGTCAACTATGGTCAAAAAACCAGAGCAAGAAATGCTTCAGCACTGGACAGAATCAACGTTGCTAGATTGGTTATCTACTTAAGAAGTCAATTGAATAGATTGGCCAAACCTTATGTGTTTGAACCCAATGACAAGATAACCAGAGATGAAATCAAACAACAAGCAGAAAGTTTATTGCTAGAGCTTGTGGGACAAAGAGCACTTTACGATTTTCTAGTGGTGTGCGATGAATCCAACAATACTCCGGCCAGAATAGACCGTAATGAGCTGTACTTGGACATAGCAATTGAACCAGTCAAAGCAGTTGAGTTCATATACATACCGTTGCGTTTGAAAAACACAGGAGAAATAAGCGGTTTATAATATTATTATAAATACTAGCAATAGGAGAAACAATGAGTATATCTACACTATCTAAATTAACAGTGCCTTTGGCCAGCAACGCAAGTGCAGGCAATCAAGGCCTATTGATGCCAAAATTACAATATCGTTTCAGAGTTTCTTTGGAAAACTTTGGTGTATCAACGCCTACCACAGAATTGACCAAACAAGTGATAGATGTCACCAGACCCAATGTAAGTTTTGAAAAAATTACTTTGGATGTGTACAACTCAAGAGTTTACCTTGCTGGCAAACACACATGGGAAGAAATTACATTGAACTTGAGAGAAGATGTCAACAACAATGTACAAAAATTAGTGGGTGAGCAATTGCAGAAACAATTTGACTTCTTCGAACAATCAGCTGCTGCTTCAGGATCTGATTACAAATTTGTAACCAGAATTGAAATATTAGACGGTGGCAACGGCGCAAATGCTGCCAACATATTAGAAACTTTTGAATTGTATGGTTGCTACATAGCATCATCTAACTATCAATCGTTGAATTATTCAACCAACGAACCAGTAACTATTGCATTGAGCATTGCATACGACAATGCCATACAAACTCCGCAAGGCACAGGAATTGGCACCGCGGTGGGTCGTACAATTAATACTCTTGCCACAGGTGGCGGGCAGTAATTAAACCTTTACTATTGATTCAAAAAAGGGGTCTAAATGGCCCCTTTTTTATTTTATAAGCACATATTTCAAGCACATAAATATTAGTATGGCAAACTTATTAAAAGGATTTCTAGACAACGTATTCAAAGGAACCTTGAACCCAAAAGGCAGTCTTGCTGACTATCAACATGCTGCTAGATTGTATGTGGATGATAGTTTTAGATTAGCACCACATCAAAAATTTCTTTATCATGTATCTTTCAATATAAATTCCCAAGCTGCAGTGTCTATTCCTAATTTCAATTCACTGGCCTTGGAAGAATTAAATATGTTGGTTAAACAAGTGGATTTACCCAAGTACACCATTGCAACAGAAACTAAAAATCAATACAATAGAAAAAGAAAACTTCAAACAGGAATCAATTATGATCCTATACAAATGACATTCCATGATGATAATTATGGGATAACCACTGCCATGTGGGAACTGTATTACAGATATTATTTCAGAGACGGCAATTATGGTAGGACTGATACCACAGGAGCAGGAGAGGCTTCCACACCCACAGCTTTCAACAGAGGAAATTACACGGAAGAAGTTTGGAAAAAATACAAATACGGTATGGACGCTGATATTTTTCGTCCTTTCTTTGATAGTATTCAAATTTATCAGATGGCTAGAAAAAGATATACCTGTTACACTTTGGTTAATCCCATCATCACTCAATGGGCACATGACACATTGAACAACGCCTCTTCAGATGCAGTTGGCAACAGCATGACTGTGGAATATGAAACAGTTTTTTACAGCAGAGGTCCTGTGGTACAAGGCAGTACGCCAAAAGGATTTGGCAATAGACATTATGATCGAACACCCAGTCCAATATCTTTGGCTGGTGGTGGCACAACCAGTTTATTCGGCACAGGAGGAATTTTTGGAGGCATATTTGGTCTAGGCACAAGTCCGTTCAGCGACATAGAAGGATCCAATAGTGGATCGCCCGCAAGTCTTTTGAAAAGAGTCATACAGGCAGGTAATGCATTTAAAAATTTTAAAAAATTAAACAAGGAAGGATTGAGACAGGAAGGATTTAATATTCTAACTGCAGGTATTGGTTCTGTAGCACAGAAAGGTTTTGGGGGAATCTCAAACACTGTGTTTCCAAAAGATTCGTCAGAGTCAGTTACAAAAGGCTTAATTAGAAAAATTTAAAAATTATGGTAAACAATATTCCTAGTACTACAAATACTGACAGTGCTCAACCAGTAAAAAATTTTTTCGACAAATATTTTGTTGAACCAATCAGTTTTCCGGCTGGTGATGTTGATGCTGTGATAGGATTTTTTGAAAAAAGAAATTTTGAAAAAACAGCAGCAGTTAGTGTGTCCACAATATTATTACAACAAGCCAAAATAGATAATGTAAAAATTTTCCAACTGCTGGATACTTTAAAAGGTTTGAATGATCTACAACTAAGCAATATTGTTGCACAAATCTTAAATGTGAACAGATCAAAAATTTCCACACTAGGATTCAAAGTGACCAACAATCAGAACCAATTCGAAAAACGCAACATAGTGGTATAATCAAATGCCTCGACGTTTTGCTCAAGGTAAATTCACTTTAAAAAATCCTGAAAAATATCTAGGAACCAAAGACCCATTGTACAGATCCAGTTGGGAATTTGCTTTTATGAAATTTTGTGATGAAAGTCCTTCCATTGCCAAATGGGCCAGTGAAGCAGTGAGAATACCTTACAGAAATCCTCTCACTGGAAGATACACCATATATGTGCCAGACTTTTTTATCAACTATGTGGACAAGGGTGGACAACCACATGCAGAGATAGTTGAAATCAAACCACAGAATCAATCATTGAGAGAAAAAGTGGGAAAAAATTTAAACAATCAAGCCAGTTACATTTTGAATCAAGCCAAATGGGAAGCTGCCACTGCATGGTGCCGTCAAAAAGGTTTAAAGTTTAGGGTGATCAACGAAACCGATATTTTTCACCAAGGCAGCAAGCGCCGATAAATAATACTATCATGACCAAAAAATTAGAAGATCTATTGAATCTACCAGAATCCAAAGACATAGTGATGGAAGAAAAAAATAAAAAAGAACAAGAAAAATCTTTGGATGCTCAAAAAGAAACCCTGCGAGACATTGCTGAGTTTGACAAGATCACTGCAGCACTGCCCATGGTGAAAGATTTGGGCACAATGGCTGATGAAGAACTGGATGAAATAGCCAAAAAAGCCATGACTGCCTATGACGATTTGATGGACTTGGGCATGAACGTGGAGAGCAGATACAGTGGTAGAGTGTTTGAAGTGGCTGGCAACATGTTGAAAACCACACTGGAAGCCAAAGCTGCCAAAATAGACAAAAAGCTCAAAATGATAGACCTACAAATACGCAAACAAAAGATGGACAGAGATGGCGGAATTGACGATTCTAACATGGTACAGGGCGAAGGCTACGTGGTTACTGATCGTAACAGTTTGATTGAAAAACTTAAAAATATGGATAAATAAACACATATGGAAACAGAATTTAAAAAAATACTGGCAGAAAGCAAAAAAACCTACAGATTTAAATTGGGTTTAGCTGGTGAATTGCCTGAAAATATCAATGACGCTTTGAAACAAGCACTTAGCAAATATGAAATAGTGAGTTTGTCCAAAGGTAAAAAAACTCCAATCACAGAAAGACCACTGGATTTCCCCAAACTACAGAACATGGAAGTCACGTACTTTGATGCTGAATTGGCCTATCCTACCACTCCAGAAATTTTAGAACAATACGTGAGTTTGATCACAAAGGTACCAATGAGTCATGTGATAGTGAGAACCGATGTGCAGCATGCGGATTATCCCACAGATAAAAAAGAAGAACCCTATGCAGCAAAACTTGAAACACCATTGGAGCAAGCAGATAAGAAAGCACAAGATCAAGTGGGACAAAAGAGAGTCACAGAAATTTTAAAACAGATGGAAAAAGACAGAAAAGCAATCACTTTGGCCAAAGAAGATTCAAAAAATAAAAAAGAAAAACAATTGCAGGACAGAGAAGAGAAAGCCTCTGCATCACCTTTAACCAAAGTCAAACACGATAAATAGAGTTATGGATATCAGAGATATATTAAGCAGGATTGACAAAGTTCAAAACCCCAAAGAACTTGCCAGCGAGATTGTTAAGTCTAATCTCACAGAAGCAGCAGCTATCAGTGTGAACATGTATGGCAATACACCTGATGAAGTTCAAGCCATGTATCAAATTTTTAAAAATGCAGGATTGACTCCTCCAACACCAGCAGTGGTTGGACCCGCTCCTGTAGAAGCTGAAGAAAAATCAGTGGGTGAGGATGACAGATATCAAGCCAGCACCACTCCAGATCCTAAATATGCCACAATACCAGACACAGTGGATCCCACAGGTGATGATCTTCATAAGAAGAAAAAAATGTATGCCAGAAGTCAACCAGGCGACAATCCAATGGCTGTGAAAGAAGATGACATTTCATTAGCAGAAAAAATCAAATCACAATTAACTCAAGACTATGCTGCTTTTAAAGAAGGTGCAGTTAAAGGTTGGTTGATGGACATGGAATCAGACGCAGCTGAAATGAACAAAGACGAATTCATCAAAAAACACGGTCAAAGACATGCAGATATTTGGGATAGAATAAATTCTGAAAATCCTGATTCAAATTCTGATTCTTTTGAAGATATTGAACTAGAATAATCACTTCACAAACAAATTACCTCGCATTTAATCAGATAAGTACTACATATGAGTACCAAAAGTCTGGATGGAGTTCTTACCAAAAAAGCACACACCAGGGAAAAATACACTGAATCACAATTGAATGAGTTGGCTGCTTGTGCAGACGCCACTCTGGGATATCTTTATTTTGCCAAGAATTTTTTTAATATTCAACATCCTGTGAGAGGCAAGCTGCTGTTTGAACCTTATGCGTATCAAACCAAACTGCTGGAAACCTATCACAAATATAGATTTAACATAAACATGTTGCCACGTCAAAGTGGCAAGACCACTTGTGCATCATCATATCTGTTGTGGTATGCCATGTTTCATCCTGATCAAACCATATTGATTGCTGCTCACAAATACACAGGCGCTCAAGAGATCATGCAACGTATTCGTTATGGATATGAATTGTGTCCAGATCATATCAGAGCGGGTGTGGTAAACTACAACAAAGGATCTATGGAATTTGAGAATGGATCTAGAATAGTTTCAGCCACCACCACTTCTAACACTGGTAGAGGTATGTCCATATCATTGTTATACTGTGATGAGTTTGCATTCGTTAATCCAACCATTGCTAGAGAATTCTGGACTTCAATATCTCCAACATTAGCAACAGGAGGTCGAGCAATCATAACTTCCACTCCCAACTCAGATGAGGATGAGTTTGCTGTGATATGGAAAGAATCACAAAATAATTTTGACGAACACGGCAATGAAACTGAAATGGGAATAAATGGATTCTTTGGTTACACAGCATCTTGGAATGAACATCCAGAACGAGATGAAAAATGGAAAGAAAGTGAATTGGCACGTATAGGTGAAGAAAGATTTAGAAGAGAATATGGTTGTGAATTTTTAGTTTACGACGAAACATTGGTAAACAGTATTGTACTTGCTTCATTGGAAGGCAAGCAACCCATATTAACCATGGGCCAAACTAGATGGTATGAAAAAATAAATCCTGCTGCTACCTATGTGATATCATTGGATCCTGCCATGGGCACTGGTGGAGATTATGCTGCCATTCAAGTGTTTGAAGTGCCATCATTTAAACAAGTGGCCGAGTGGAGACACAATCAAACACCCATACCACAACAGGTAAGAATATTAAAAGATATTGTAACATTTATCAAAGAAGAATGCAAAAGTCCATCTGCCAGCAACATCTATTGGAGTGTGGAAAACAATACCATAGGTGAAGCAGCACTGTTGGTAATCAGTGACTTTGGTGAAGAAAACATTCCAGGATTGTTTGTGAGTGAACCCATAAGAAAAGGACAC